GAAAAGATGGGATGAGCCATGAAAGACGATGACATGACCCCGGACTTCTCCTCTGCCCTGTCCGTCAAGCAGAGCATCCGGCACAAGAAGTATCGGATGACCCGGCCGAAGGACGCTCCCAAGGCCCAGCCGGGCCGGGCCCTGACCCGGAAGCAAGAGCTTTTCGTGAAGGAGCTTGTCTCCAAGGATGGCCAGATCACCGCCCGGCAGGCCGCCATCAACGCGGGCTACTCTGCCAAGAACGCCCATGCGGCCGCCCACGAACTGATGAACCCGCGTTATTATCCCAACGTCGTGAGACGGATTCGGGAGTATCGGCAGGAACTGGACGAAAAGTTTGGGATTAGTTTCGAGCGGCACCTGCGCGACCTACAGATAATCCGCGATCAGGCGCTGGCTGCGGGTAAGTTTTCTGCCGCTGTTCAGGCCGAGGTTCGGCGCGGAATGGCGCACGGGAATATTTACGTCAGCAAGTCAGAAATACGGCACGGCAGCATCGACTCGATGAGCAAGGAAGAGGTGCTGCGCGCCATCCAAGAACTGCAAGGAACAGTGATCGATGTCACGCCCGTCGAAGCCAAAGGAAAGCCGCCTCTGGACGTCCTTCCGGCAGGCGATATCGACATCGCCGAAGAAGTGGACGACGACGCGGATTGAGACATGGGCGACGCCGGGCGTGCCTGACGTCCTGCTTTGTGACGAGGCAGGCGGATTCCATTTTGTCGAACTGAAAACGACCTCGGGGCAGGCGGTAGACCTTAGCCCCCATCAGGTCGCGTGGCACACCCGGCACGCTCATGCGAGCGTCTGGGTCTTGATCGAGCAGGCGGCAGCCTCGGACCGGCCCCGGGCGCTGCACCTATACCACGGCCGCGACGCTGTAGCCCTGCGGACGGACGGCCTGCGTCACCCCGCCGCCGGGTCGTGGTCGTGGCCGGTCGCATGGGATGAAATTTTGGCCTTGATCTCTCGCATCTGATCGCATACATTCTGCGGGCCGACCTACCAACACACGAAAGGAACACGCAGTGAAATACTACATCACATGGATCACAGACGGCCTCACATTCCTCACGGGCATCGACGGGGAGCTTGATCTGACGCTCGACCAGATCATGGAAATCGCGTTCGCGGTCGAGGAAGTAGAGCCGGGATCATCGTATGAAATCTGCTCGATCATCCGGGCGAAGGATGCAGAGGTGGTTTGGTAAAATGGCCGACTATAACGGATGGACCAACAAGGAAACGTGGCTCGTCAACCTGTGGCTCGGGGCTGATCTGGAGATTGACCAAGAGTCGTCAACCGAGATCACTGCGGATTACGTCGAAGAGCTTGTGGAGAGCTTCCTTGATAGCGATGCGCTGCAACACGGGTTCGCCCGTGATTTGCTCAACTGTGCGCTGGGCGAAATCAACTACGCGGAGATTGCCGCGCACTATGCGCGGGAAGAAGAGGAGGAGGCCGCGCAGTGTTCTTTTTGATCGACTGGCTCGGCCGCCTGCTCTACGGCCGCGAAGCATGGGACGAGGCCAGCCGCCGCCCGATGCCCAAGGCGCGGCGGGGCGGGTTTAGGAACGGGAACCGGAGGCGTCGGTGACGCGCCACAAATCAACCAAGGGAGTTACAGAGATGCCTAAGTTCAACCATGCCTATGACTTCGCCTTCGAGGTCGTCTCGGACCGGGATGATGCCGAGGATGTGACAGCCCCTATGCTGCGGGCTGCGCTTTTGGAGCGCATCAACCGACTGACTGACGAAGAACTGTTGGAAGCAGCTAGCCGGTTCGATAGCTACGCGGAATAATTTCCGAAAAAAACATCTTGCAGAGCCTGCGAGGTTATGCGACAGAGGGGGGCGGGGCAATCCTGCCCCCTTAGCTTTGGAGTCCTGCCATGACCTACCAGACAAACGCTTTCGCCCACGGAATCGGCAACAGCGCGGTGTCCGCGCAGTGGTGGAGCCGCCCGGCCGACGAAAAATTCCTCTCGCTTGATGCGATGCTGGCGCACAAGAAGGCCGACGCGCGCCGCCTGTCGTCGCGTATCGTCAACACCCACAAAATCAAGGTGGTCGGCGAGATCGACGAGGCCAACCCGACGACCGGCTCTGTCCTGATCGAATACACCGACGAAAATCGGCAGGAGAACGCCGCGACCCCGACGCATTGGAGCTTCGGACAGGTCGCGCAGCTTGCGGGCGCGCCGGCCGGATATCTGCGCGATCTGCCTGCGCCGCTGGCCGCCGATTGCCTTCAATGGGGCCTGCGGTATAACCGGGGGAAGGAGCTTGTGAAGGTTTACGATACCGACGCGGGCGCGACGGCGGGCGAGCTTCGCGCCGCGACCGGGCCGGATTATGGCCGCATCCACGATTGGGAGATCATCGAGCCGATCAAGCGCCTTGTGGATGCGAGCGATGGCCGGTGGAAAGTCCCGGGAATGATGACCGGAAGCCGCAAGGGTCTGGCCGTGTATGATCCCGAGATTCCTGTTTCGCTCGAAACGACAACGCTTTTTGCCAGCGACCGCGACGTTTTCGTTTTCCTTGTCGATGACCGGAACCCGATTGAAATCGGCAAGCTCGCCAACGGCGAGCCTGACCTTGTCTTTCGGGGTTTCTACGCTTGGAATTCAGAGACGGGGAGCAAGACGGCGGGCATCGCGGCGATGTATTTGCGCGGGGTGTGCATGAATCGGAATCTGTGGGGCGTGGAGAATTTCCAAGAAATTAAGTTGCGCCACACAAAATTTGCGCCCGACCGCTTTGCGGCCGAGGCGCGCCCGGCCCTGCAATCCTTCGCGCAGGGTGCAACGTCTAAGCTTCTGGACGGGGTGCGCGCGGCGCAGGCCGCGACGATTGCCAAAGATGACGATGAGCGCTTTGACTTCCTTGTGAAGCGCGCCGGGCTCTCGCAGCGCCTTGCGCGCGCCGCCGCCGCCCGGCATCTCGAAGAAGAGGAACGGCCGATTGCGTCGGTTTGGGATGCGGCGCAAGCGATCACCGCAATTGCGCGGGACGTCCCGCATCAGGACGACCGGGTGGACCTAGAGAAGAGGGCGGGCGCCCTGCTAGATAAGGTCGCATAAAATTAGGTTGACGCGGCCGCGCCGCATATGCGACACAAGGGGCGGGGCAATCCCGCCCCTTTGCTTTGGAGTCCCTGCCATGCCAAACGAATACGACGCCGACACCATCGCCGCCGCCGACGCGGGCGCGCGCTTTGCCATTGTCCGCTTCCGCTTCCGCGGGCCGCGGCGCGTTATCAAGCGCGGCCTGACGCTTGCCGAAGCGCAGGCGCATTGCCGCCGCGATGATACACGCGGCCCCGGATGGTTCGACGGGTTCGAGCGAGAATAACGGCCGGGAAAATTAACGCTTGCGCGACCGGCCGAGCGTATGCGATAAACGGGGCGGGGCAATCCCGCCCCTTTGCTTTGGAGTCCTGCCATGACTGATTTCTCTGTCACCCTTCCCGCCGATATCCTGCGCGCCGTCGCGATCGCGTGCAGCGCCGAAGAAACCCGTTACTATCTGCAAGGGGTTTCGGTTGAACCTGACGGCGCGACGGCGCACCTAGTCGCAACCGACGGCCACCGCCTTATGGTCGCGCGCGTGGAAGCTGTCATCCCGGGCGATAAGTTTATCATCCCGTCCGACGCTATCGCCCGCGCCCTGAAGGGGCACAAGGCGCCCGGAATCGAGCTTGCGCGCCGGGGCGGCGCTTGGCAGCTCGGCGATACGCTATTCCGCCCCATCGACGGCGCTTTCCCGGCATGGAATCGCGTTATGCCGGACCTGTCGGGCAAGGGCGAGCTTGGCAAGCTCGCGCAATTCGATTCCAGCTATTTGGAAAGCTTCCGCAAGGCCGCCGCCATGCTCGGCGGCCGCGCGTCGCACCCCCATCTGCACCATTGCGGCGCGTCGCCCGCCCTTGTCACTTTCGCGGGCCGAGATGACATTTTCGGCCTATGTATGCCGCGCCGGGGCCATGACGAGCGCGACGCTTCCGCCTTGCGGTTTCTTGTCGATGGGATGACGCGCAAGGCGGCCGACGCGGCCGCGCGCATGGCCGCAGAGTAGCACCGCCCGGCGCCTTGTCCCGCGCCGCCTTGAACCCCGGGCCCGGCGCCCGGGGTTTTCTTTTGACCATTCGGTAAAATTTGACCATTTGGTAAAATTCTCGCAACCGCCGCCCCCGCTCGACCGAAACCGGCCGCGGCCCTTCCCCCCTGCCCCGTAATCCGCGGCCCGCGATGCGCGCCGCGCGTGGCGCTTGACCTAATCCGCGATGATATGCGACAAGGGGTCAGGGCAATCCCGCCCTTGGAGGTCCTGCCAGTGATTTACGTTGTCCACAAAATCCGCCTTGCGGGCCGCGCGTCGCGCTACAGCGCGTGGTTCTCGGCCGACCCTTTCCGCTACTTTGCGTCGCGCTGCGTCGTGCTGGATGCCGAGCGCCTCGACGCGCGCGGCCGGTCGTATCGCGTTACCGATGCCGAGCTTCGCCTACTCGCCTTTGGAGCTTGGCGCTCGTATGCCGCGCCGGTCGCGATTCCGACGCTGGAAGGGGGCGCGGCATGAGCGCCCGGGTCGTCGACATGACGCCGACGTGGCGCGGCATCCTGCCCTTGCTGGTCGAGATCGCGGCCGACGGCCGCAACCCCGGCCGCGACATGGCGTGGCAGGAATTGCGCCGGATGGCCGACATCGCCGACGCGGCGCTTGCGGCCGACATCGCGGCCGACAAGGCGGCGCGGGCCGCAACCGCCGCCCCCTGACGCGCGCCCCCTGCGCCGCGCTGCCCCCGCCCCGCCCGGTTGCCCCGGGCGGGGTTTCGCTTTGCCGCGGGCCGAGATCGAGCGGGCCGAGATCGAGCGGGCCGAGATCGAGCGGGCCGAGATCGAGCGGGCCGAGATCGAGCGGGCCGAGACCCGCCGCCATGCAACCGCCGGTTGTGCCAGGATCTCGCCCTGGCACAACCCCCGGTTGTGCGCCCCGCGCCGAGATCGAGCGGCCCCCGGGCCGCGATCCGCCCCGCGCGGCCCCCGGCCGAGATCGAGCGCCCCGCGATCCGCCCGGCCCGCGCATCGCGCGCCCCCGGCGCCGGGGCCCCGGCCGCAATAGAGCCGCTCCGGCCCGCCCCGCCCGGGCCGGCATCGAGGCCCGCGCAGCGCGGCCGGGCGCCTTGGCGCACGGGCGCTTGGGCCAAGTTCGTGACAAACAATGCACTTCCAAAATAAAAATGGTACCTAAAATCCCCAGAGGTATGCGATTTGTCTAATGTTTCACATGAAACACCTGCGAAAAGGGTCTTGGGACCCAGTGCCCTCATATTGTATTTTGTGGTAACAGCGTTTAGTCGTATATCTTCGGATACAGAAGGAGCCCCCGATGTCCGTGGTCCGCGATGAGAGACTTCTGAAACTTCAGCTAAGGCTTGC